TCTGGTTCCTGAATCGTCTTTTATGCTGTCAGTCTGGACAATAGGTGATATTAATTTAACACCAATTACATCAGCAATATCCCTTGCCCTACTCATTTTCCTCCGTCTGGGATGCTTGTTTTTTGTTCATTTTTTATTGTGGTTTAGTGGGCCATTTTAAATTATCTAAATCGCTAAAATCCATATCTCTTAGTGCTTGCCTGTATGTCATCCATTCCGCTTTTTTATCGGTTGGGTAATCTTCAATCATGTAAATATCAGATTCAGCTAAATATTTATTTCTATAGGCTTTTTGGTTTACTTCTCTTCGGTTAGTTCCTTCGGCAGGGTTACCGGGATTATGTTGTATTTTTATCATGCTAATTTTAATCCATAAATTGAAGTCCAAGATCCTTGATACATACTTGCATTACTTTCAAAGTAAAAAGCAAAACCTGTAACATAAATATTATTGTTATATTTAAAACCTCCAAAAATATATTGATCTCCAGTTCCAGAATTATGACCTACCTGATTAAAATAACCATGAGGTGTTCCATAATTGTTTCTTGAAACAGGATAGGCATTTCCATCTATAGTTGGTACATCACTAGCACTCGCATAGGCGTTAAAAATTGTTATTTCACCCTGATTACCACGCCCTCCTGCATTAGTGTAATTATCCTCTGATATAAAAATTTTGCTATCATGACTGGTTCCACTTTGTGCAAAATGGCCTGTGTCTCCATTTTGTTGTTTATAATCAATGTAATAAGTATAATGAGATCCTGTTTCATAAGTCGAAGCACCAGTCATAAATCTAAACATTAAATTATTAACACCAGAAGAATTACTAAGTTGAAACAATATTTTGTATGCAGAAAATTCACTAGATACTGTTAATGTACTTCCTGCTTCATTTACTAATGGGAAGTAGGACGTATCAGTTGGGCTGGTATCAGTATTATAATGTTTTGTACCTATATGTTGCCACCCATGAGGGCTTGCACCATCTGTGATTGTCACACCACTCCCAATAGTCCCTGCACTAATTGTCCCTGCATTGTCAATTCCACCACTAAAAGTAAGACCACCATCTGAAGCAATACTAATCGCATCAGTATCGGATGCACTACCAATATTCCCACCATCACCAATGATTAAATTCGGGACAGTAACATCACCACTAAACGTACCCCCGTCAGAAGCTCTTACTGCATCCGCTAATGCAAAACTACGGAATACTTTAATCTCAACAATATCGTTTTCGACTGCAGGACTAACCAAAGATACTTGTGTCGAACTGACGGTGTAATCCGTTGTTTCTTTAAGAAGGACACCATTCAAGTAAACGTGTGTTTCGTCACCACCTTCAATCACTACTGTAAAGTTAGTCTGGCCCCCAGAACCAACCGTTGTGGTGTAATTAGTGATCTGAGAATTAGATGTGGATTGTTTTCCGATAAATGGCATTACGTTATCTCCATGAAACTAAAAACAACATCCAGGTTGGCATTGTCGGCATATACCTGGAGTATATCCGTGGTTGCTAGGACGTATTTCTGGCCTGACATAATCTCCAGTGATGTCTCTTCTTCGATTGATACATCTTTAATGATGTGAGCATCGGCATTGGTTGACCCGGCACCGGTGACAGTCGTATCAGAACTGACCACTACTGTTGCTTTGATGCTGGTGGTGTGCTTATTAGAAATCAGCAATGCCAACACAATGGATGTGGTGCTTGCCGGGGTTGTGTATAGAGTTGTTGGACTACTGGAATCTGTTGCTACCCCGGATTTCGTGACTACTCTGAAAGTGTTTGCCATATCAACCTAAAGCCAATGCTAGAGCGACAACGGTGTCTTCGGATACACCACCACCACCACCACCCCCTGTTTGATCTGCAACCCAGGCATAATCAGAACCATTCCAACTGAGGATTTGATTTGTTGATGCAGTGCTGGTGTTTAAATGGGTGTCAACATCTGAATCGCCATAAGATCCACCAGTTGTCTGATCAACCCAGGATGTAACACCGTTGCCATCAGTTTTTAAAACTTGGTTTGCTGAACCAGTGTCATTTGGAAGGGTGAGTGTGTACGATGCACCAGCACTATGTGGTGGACCTTTTAAAATAATCCCGTGTGTATTAACCTCACAATTAAGAACAATTTGCCCTGACCCTTTTGTGCTGTTGCCTTTAAAAACTACTTGACCAGTTCCATTAGGATCTAACTCAATATTTCCGTTTGATGTTGAAACAATATCGTTCCCATTAACGTCTAAATTTCCACCTAGTGCCGGGGAACTATCATTGGATAATTCAGTTGTCGGGGATTCTGATAAATTTGCTAATTTTGTTTTTTCTGAATCAGTAAATGCATTTGTGTTCGATTCAGCTTCATACAAACTTTTTATTTCAGATCCAGTCTGGTCTGGTGCTGCTAGTGCCTGAATGCCATCCAATTTAGATTTGTCGCTGGATGACATCCTGCCAGCAGCAGATGTTGTTGCTTCTGCCAGTGCTGCATCAATTGCTGTTAGTGCCGTATTGAGTGTGGTGCCCCATGCACCACGGGTCGATTCAGCACCCGGTTCTGGAAGAGTCAGTGAAAGGTTGGTGGTGGTCGGCATCAGGTGTAATGGTTAAAGGTTACTTGACCATGTGTATTTGCTGATTTCCCACCACCAGTTGATGTGTTTATATACTGGACTGTTGCACTTAGACTAGGGGTCACACCCGTTCCATTAGAACCAGTGCTTCCATTACTTCGGCTTACGTTAAAACCCCAGAAACTTCCTCCCTGGCTAGAACTTTCCCTTGAACATGCAGCACTTCCTGAGATACTTGCCCCACTTCCACCTGAACCCCCGTTTCCGGTTACTGTCTGACTTGTTCCGTTCCCTGTGTATGTTGCTGTTGCAGAAGTTCCACTATTCCCAGTTGCCCCGGTTGCCCCACTGAAACTCCCGGAACTTGCTGTTTGTCCATAGGTTGGAACTGGGGTGGCAAAGACTTGAGGTTTGTTATTTGCTCCAGCAACACCCCTGATGTATGAAATCGTTCCACCCTGGAATTTAACAATCATTTCGGCATACCCTCCAGATCCTCCAGAACCCCCGGTGAATGTTGTTGCACCCACTGCATTCATTGGTATATAACTCCCATCACTAGCTGTACCACAGGTGCCATATGTGTCATGCCTAGCATTCCCACCTGATCCACCACCTGATCCCCAGCATCTGATCCTGATAAATTTCACATCAAGTGATCCTGGTGAATAGGTGTCAGTATAATTAAAACCACCTGAATAATTTACATCTGAACCCTGAGTATAATTTCCGTAGTAATCATTCTTTCCGTAAAGATCACTGAAACTGATTTGACCACTTGGAAGGGTATTATTGGTGCTTCCTGTCCAATTACCTTTACCTCTTAAAGTGGACATTGAAGCTGCACCACTTCCTAAAAATTCAAATTCAGTTCTGATATCAGAAAATGAGATCTGGCCTGATACTGGTGTGGTCATTTTTTCAGTTCCTCAACCTCTTTTTTTAGTTCTTTTATTGCTTGGACCAACAATGGAACGATTCCCTCATATTTGACTGCAAGGTATCCATCTTCACGTTCCCTGACCACCTCTGGAAGAACACTCTGGATTTCCTGGGCAATCACTCCGATATCATGTTTCTGAAGAAAATAATCATCTTCTCCACCATGGGATTTGATATACTCTTCATCCCAATCGAATGAAACACCACTGATTGAATCGATCTTTTGAAGTGCATCTGAAATTGGCTGAATATTGTTTTTCAGCCTTTTATCAGAACTATAAAAAGCAGTGATGTTATTGGTTGCCCGGATCTCTCCTGTAGTCCCGGATGCTGCAGTACCAACACCAAGTGAATCCAACTGAGCATCATCTGAAGATGTTAGGGTTGTGAATCCCCCTGCTGCTGCTGTTGTGGTTCCTACCGGGGTATTCTGGATTCCTGCACCACCTGAAGCATTGATTGACCCGATTTCTGCTGCATCAATATATGCAGTCCCATCAATATAGAGGTCTTTCCATTCCTTTGTGGATGATCCTAGATCCCGTGCATCATCGGTGCTTGGGATTAGATCAGAATCGAATTGTGCTGTTGCAGTGATCGTATCTGTTGCTGCATTGCCTAAATCCACATCCCCGTTCAAGGTTGTGGTCCCAGATGCAGATATGGTTGTAAATGCACCACTTGATGTTGTGTTTGAACCAATCGGAGTATTATCGATTGCACCACCATCCACATAGCCTGGTTCAAACACCAATGTGATCGTTACAGATGCACCATCTGATCCTGCAACCAGTCCAGTGCTGACCGTAATTGAATTAGAATTAGATTTATTGGTGATCGTATGGATCGACGGGCTAGATGTGGATCCATTGGTGTCTGATGTTGCTCCGGTTACCCGGACCTTGTCACCAATTTCAAAATCTTCAAATAGATCCCCGGATGCAGTACTTATGGTTCCCTGTGATGCACCCGTGTTTGTGAATACAATTGCAGTTGATGTAAACCCTTTGACGTTATCTTTATCAAATTTATTGATCAGTTGTGAATCAACTGCATCCAATGAATCATGAAGGTTCTGACCCCAGTTTTGGTTGTCACCTCCAATTTCACTCTTAACCAAAGAGTAGTTCGATGTAAATGTATTTGCCATGGTTACTGATTAGCCCAGTTTTGATTTTCTTCTGATTGATTTATCCATTGATTGTAGATCGATGAATAAACTCCGTATCCGTAAATGTCTTCACCATAGATAGCATTCAGACTGTCATCCTGACCGGCATAGGTTTGTGATGACGATGATTGGCCTGTCCAGGTTTGACTGGTATTGTTCTGATTGGTCCAGGTATTTGGTCCCGTGGTTTCATTTGTGTAACTCATGAATAAACAGTGATCGGTCTAGCTGTTAAAGTTCCACCGGCATATCTGGATGCATCATCTGCATCAATGATTTCCTGGAGTGCTTTTTGAGTCAGGGAAGCCCAGGTCTGTAGACGGGCATCATTCATCAGGAATGGTTCTGCAGCCATCAAAGTTGAATAAAGGTACACATCAGGATGTGATGTCAGTAACCAGTTGCTGGTGTTGCTGTCAGACAGTGCTGGCACCTTTGCAAAATACTGGATCTGTAGTGTGTAATTGGTGTCTGGAGTTTTAAGAAGCTCCATCGCATCACCGGCTATGGTGTAATAGTCTGGGACACCAATGGTGTTGTTGACTTGTTCCCGGTAATCGTCGGCCCGGTCTGGTGTCAGATAGTGCAACCTCTTTGGTGTTGAGGTACTGGTGATGTTGACGTTTCTGGCCTGGAGAAAATCGTCTGGAAGGCTCACATATTGTGTAGATGCCGTAGTGGTGGCCCGTGTCATTTGATCCCGTGTTCTAAGCATCCGATTAAAACCGGCTTCAGCTAAATCAATAAATTCGGGGATCCTGGTGTCCAGGTCAGACCGGTTCAACCAGTTGCTGGCTGCTGTCTTTAACTCCGAAAATGTTGATATTGCCATTTAGGTCAATTGTCCTTCCCAGGTTCTGAACGGTTTGTTTTCCGGTTTGTCCAGCCACTTCAGAAGTCTTTTTTTATCCTGGAGAATCCCTTGACGGTATAATTTTGATGCCAAAACTGGTGGGATTTCAGCAACCTTTCTGTAAGGTGCCTTCCGGTCTATTGGGACATCATGATGCTGTTTGACGTAGTCCAGAGTCGGCTGGATATTCTGGACCTTATTGATGTGATAGGTACCATCCCCGTCTTCGGTGTTCACCGTAGTGGTGACACCATGGGACTGGTCCATTAGAGTCGTATTTAATGGCATATTTTGGAAATAACCAGACCTCACCTCATAAGCATGAAGTCAGGCCCGGCTATCTTTAAAGGTTAGTGAAGGGATTATCCTCCGATATCGGCCATAAGACCGTGGGCACCTTCGTTATCCACCTGAAGTCCACCTTCCCATACGATGAATCCTTCTTGAGCATCTCCGACCACCCCTTTCGTGGTGAGTTCGTAGTTTCGGAGACTAGCGACCTTCGCAAACTCAGGATTCAACACCCAACCGTCTGGACATGCACCAGAGGATCTGGATCCAGATGAATCATCCATGAACCGGTTGGTATGGACTGTATAGGTTCCGAAATCGCCAATATACACACTGACATTGGCATTGACTTCATCGGCTGCACCAGGAAGGGCAACTACTTGTGTGGATGATGCCCGTCCAGAGAACCCGGAAATCACTTGCTTCGACTTTGAATCAACCATGATCATTGATGGTTGATCGGATGCATTGTCATAGCAGAGTTTCAGAACTGCTTTCAGGATGTCTTCAGTGACAGCCCTTGCGGTTCCATCGTTTCTGGGATCCGTCCCGACTGCATTAGTGGGATTGGTTCCATCCGATGCCTTGTCAACATTGGTACGGATCCATGCACCTAAACCGGCAGTGGTCCTTGCAGTAGTGGCATCAGCAGATGATTCGTTGGAAGCCTGGTTGAGAAGCATCAGGGATTCAACATCTCTTTTCAGTGCCCGGCTAGATAATGCAGCCTGGTGTGCAAAAGCGTCTGCAACACCGGCCCGGTTTACAGCAGCCTGTGTGTTTGTAACGGCAAATGCTCTATAGAGAATCTGACACATGTTCGACAGCCTTGTGGTATTGGTGGCTGCAGTTGCACTTATACTGTCTCCTTCGACCTGTGCTGTGGTGCTTACACTTGGCAACGATTCGATTTGCCACTCAAATTTTGTGTTGGTTACATTACGTTTTCCGACTGAAGAAACAAAAGGTGTCTCTTCGGGGCTGATCGAATAAATATCGTTGCTCAAATCTTCACGCTGACCAACAGCAGTGAATGTATCAAAAGCGTTTGCTACTTTGGCCATGTTGACCTCCTTATCGATTTAATAATTGTTTAAAAACAGCGTCGGCATCAGACATCTTCCCGGATTTTGCTAGTCTCATTCTGGCTTTTGCCAGTTGAGTGTGTTTCCTGGGCATCTGTTGTGCTGACCCAGGTGCTACCGGTCTGATCCCTTCAGGAACCTGACGGATTTTATTGGTGCC